AAGTCTATATTCGATATAGCAAATGAAGAACCACAGTTACCATTTTTCACAGCAGGTGAAAGTGGTGCAACTGACCCCTTCTATGGAAACGTGACGGTAGCTACAGTAGCTGGTACTAGATGGTACGAACTAAAAGAAAGTAGCTCAAGCATCGCAGATGATTACGGTTCGATAGACTGGGATGATTTTTATTTAACCACGATTAACGTCAGTGGTGAATCAGCTCCTTTTGTCTCTAGAGGATTAAAGTTTTTAAACTTAGCTGATTGGAAAAGATATTACAGAGACAGTGAAAACGAAGATGATGCTAATACACAATCTTATGGAGAGCCAAAGTTTGTTATTAAATCACCTGATGCAAGGAAGTTTGGATTAAGTCCAATACCTGATAAAGTATATAACATACACTTTTATGCATTTGACAAGCCTACAAAGCTTACAGCACACGGAGACACAGTTGTCTTCCCCGAACAATACACGAATGTCATAACTGCTAAGACAAGATATTATATTTGGCAGTTTAAAGAATCTCCACAACAAGCAGCTTTTGCTATGGATGATTATAAAAAAGCTATGAAGAGTATGAAATCTAATTTGATTAATCCTACTCCTCGTGCAATGACAGACGACAGAAGATACTTTTAATTTATGGCATCATCACAACCTTACACAGTAGCCTGTACGGGTGGCTTAATAAAGTCTGCAAACTCTATAGACTTACTTAAAACACCGGGAGCAGCTAGAGAACTTCGTAACTTTGAAGTTTCTATCGAAGGTGGGTACAGACGTATTAATGGTTTTAGTAAGTTTGGTGCTGGTAGTTCTGCAATTCCCGGAGGAAGTGCTGGAACAATATTAGGTGTAATACCTTACGCTGATGGAGTGATTGCTTGTATTAGTGATGATATTTATTTTAGCTTAGACGGAACAAGTTGGTTACAAATAAATAAACTATCGCATAGTAGTGGTGATAACTACAGTACCTTTACAGGTAGAAGTGCTACAGCTAGAACTTCACAAGGACAAATAAGCTTTGCGTTGTTTACAAAAGCTGGAGAAGATTACGGAGAAATGGTTATAGCTGATGGAGCTAATCAACCATTTATCTTTAGAATGGAGGGTTCTGGAGCTTTAACTACTAGAACTTATCATACTAAAGAAGTTACTGTGACAAGCACTAAGCACGTAACTCATATTACAGCCCATGACCATCACTTAATAGCTGCTGGTGTAGAAGACAACGAAAATACAGTCTATTACAGTGTGTATAACGATGCATCAGACTTCAGTGGAACTGGAGCAGGTTCAGTTACTATTTCAGATAAAGTTGTAGGAGTCAGAGGATTCCGTGAAGACTTATTTGTATTTTGTGAAAATAGTATTCACAAGCTTATAAATATTAACAATTCACAAACTGTTGCTATTGTACCTGTCGCAGAAAACGTAGGGTGTTTAAGTGGCTACAGTATTCAAGAGATAGGTGGTGACCTTATCTTCTTGGCACCAGACGGACTAAGAACAGTTGCTGGTACTGCAAGAATTGGAGACGTTGAGTTAGGAACCGTATCTAAACAGATACAGCCACTCATTACAGACCTTGCAGAAAATATTAACAATTATACAATTTCAAGTATGGTATTAAGAGAAAAGTCACAGTACAGATTATTTTATACAGATACCACTTTAGAAGAAAGTCAACAACGTGGTATCATAGGAACATTAAGACCAGATGGCTTTCAATGGTCAGAAATAAGAGGAATAGAAGTTACAGAGGTTGGCTCTGGATTTAATCAAAATGGTATTGAAAAGTATTATCATGGTTCTACTACAGGTTACGTGTATAATCACGATACAGGTAATGACTTTGATGGTACTTCCATTTTAGCAAGATATGCTACACCCGATTATGACTATGGTGATTTAGGAACTTTAAAAACTTTACACTATCTCAAAGTCTCTTCAAGTGCTGAAGGTGTTGTAGAACCAGATGTTCAAGTTAGATTTGACTTTGGTAGTACAGATATACCACAGCCACCAGAACTATTTGATTTAGGTGTTATAAATCCTCCATCGTTATTTGGTGAAGCACTGTTTGCTACCAACGTATTTGGAGGAGCTGAAAATCCTTTAACAAGAATCCCACTTTATGGTAGTGGACACAGTAACAATTTTACATTTATAAGTGATGATACTAAAGCACCTTATAAAATTAATGGTCTTTACGTAGACTTTATACCTTCAGGCAGGAGATAAACAAAGATGGCAATAACAAAAGTAACAAACTCAGTTGTAGGCTCTGGTAGTGCTACAGATGGATATGTACTAACAGCAGACGGAAGTGGTAACTCAGCTTGGGAAGAAGTAGCTGGTGGTCCTACATTTAAGACCTTTGGTACATCTTCCATAATGATTGGAGATACAACCACAGGCACGATTGATGCAGCTAATTACAACACTGGGTTAGGTGTAGATGTTTTTGCAGCTTTAACAAGTGGTGATAATAATACTGCGATTGGTTTTAGTTGTTTAAAAGCAAACACAACAGGTCATACAAATACAGCAGTTGGTTACAATGCACTTACAGCAAATACCACAGGTGCAATAAATACTGCAATAGGTAATGAAGCTTTAGACACCAACACAACAGGTAATTACAATACGGCTTTAGGTTATGCAGCACTGTATGCCAACACCACTGGCTCTTATAATACAGCAGTTGGAAAAGGTGCTCTAGATGCCAATACAACAGCATCATTTAATACTGCGATAGGTAGAAATGCCTTAGGTGCAAATACAACAGGGTATGACAATACAGCAGTGGGTATGAACGCAATGATTACTAATACCTCTGGGGCAACTAATACAGCAGTTGGTGTTGATTCTTTATATAACAATACTGCTCAAGGTCCAAATGAAGCGTTTGGTTATCGTGCAGGAAGAAGTATAACAACAGGATATTCTAATGCAGTTTTTGGCAGTTATGCTATGGACAATGCAACCGCTACAGGACATTCAAATACTGTAATTGGACATGGTGCAGGTAGAGCACTAACTAGTGCAACTGTTAATACGCTGGTAGGTAGTGGAGCAGGAGCAGGGTTTAGTAGCGGTGGCGGTAATACTTGTTTAGGATATGGTGCAGGTAATAATCAAACAACAGGAACTAATAATACTTTTGTTGGATATGCTGCTAGAGGCAGTGCTGCAGGAACAGAACATGGTATTGTTCTTGGATTTAATACTGTAGGACAAGGTGATTATTACACAACACTAGGAACAGGGGCTGGTGTAGATAGAATTTATAATCAGTATAGTGCAAACGCATCTTGGACTAGAGTATGTGACTCAAGGTATAAAGAAGAAATAACTAATAACACTGATTGCGGTTTATCTTTTATAAACGATTTAAGACCTGTTACTTTTAAATTTAAACCACTAGCAAATGTAGATAACACATTACCAGATTATGACCCTTCTAAAACTTCAAGACTTTATGACAAAAAAATGTATGGTCTTATTGCTCAAGAAGTTAAACAGGCAATGGATGATAATAACATTACAGACTTTGCAGGGTGGGATGAAGGTGAGAATGGAATACAAGGTATTTCACAAGAAATGTTTGTTCATCCACTAATCAAAGCAGTACAAGAACTTTCAGCAAAAAATGATGCTTTAGAAGCACGAATACAAGAACTAGAGGGATAGAATGGCAAATACAAAAATACCTAATGAATTACTAGAGCTAAGTGTAAAAACTTTTGGTACCTCATCTTTGATGATTGGGGACACTACAACCGGTACAATTGATGCAGCTAACTATAATACTGGACTTGGTGTAGATGTTTTTGCAGCTTTGACCAGTGGTAACCAAAATACAGCTATAGGTTGGACAGCATTAACTGCTAATACAACAGGTCATAGCAATGTAGCTTGTGGCGACCAAACATTAGCAGCAAATACTACTGGAACTCAAAATGTGGCTATAGGTAGTGCTGCTTTGTATGTTAATTCCACAGCTTCTAATAACACAGCAGTTGGTTATGGAACTTTACTAGCAAACACCACAGGAGCTGGAAATACTGCTGTTGGAATGAGGGCATTAAAAGCAAACACAACTGCATCAAGTAATGTCTCTATAGGTAAAGATTCTTTATATGCAAATACAACTGGTGCTACTAATGTTGCAGTAGGTGTAAGTGCTTTGCAAAATAATACTACTGCTACAGGTAATACTGCTGTAGGACATACAGCAGGTTTTCAAAATACTACTGGTACTGGCAACAGTATTTTAGGTTTTCAAGCAGCTTACTCATTAACTACTGGCTCAAATAATACAGTCATGGGTTATAACGCTTTAGGGAATAGTAATGTTTCATCAAATACAGCTATTGGTTATAGTGCATTACTTAATTCAAGTGGTAACAACAACACAGCAGTGGGTGCAGATTGTTTAGATGCGAACACATCGGGAACTGCTAACACAGCAGTAGGTGCAGATGCACTAACAACTAACACCACAGCAGGAGACAATGTAGCAGTAGGAGCTTCAGCTCTATCAGCCAATACCACAGGTTCTCAAAACACAGGAATTGGTAGATATGCTTTACAAGATAACACAACAGGTTCTTTCAACACTGCGGTGGGTTATGAAGCATTGTCTGAGTGTACGACTGGTTCTGAAAATGTAGCTGTAGGTGGATATGCTTGTGACCTAAATACAACTGGTAACCACAATGTAGCAATTGGTTTTCATGCACATAAAAATGGAAGTGGTGCTTATGAAAATGTAGCTATAGGTAATGAAGCTGCTAGTAATATAACTACTGGATATCATAATGTTATTGTAGGACATAGAGCAGGGAAAGAATCAACACTATTAACAACAGGATATGACAACACACTTTTAGGTGCTTTTTGTAGAGTGTCGTCTAGTGGTGTAGTAGGAGAATTAGTTTTAGGTCGTTATGCTTTAGGACAAGGAGCAGGAACAGGTACATTAGGTCTTAGTGGTAATGGGGTACATATTGCTTTGAATAACAGTACAGTCAATTGGTCAAAACATTCAGATGAAAGGCTAAAAGAAAACATTGTAAACTCAACAGCAGGATTATCATTTATTAATGATTTAAGACCTGTCACTTATACTTGGAAATCTAAAAAAGATATATCTTCAGAGTTTGAAAATCACTACGATGCTGATTCAAATGAACCAGTACAAGGAATGGAAGATACAACTTATCATGGATTTCTTGCACAAGAAGTTAAAGAGGTAATAGAAAATCATTCCGAAATAAAAAACGGACACGCTATTTGGAGAGAATCACCTGATGGCATACAAAACTTAGCAGAAGGTTCTTTAATGCCTATGATGGTAAAAGCTATACAAGAACTTTCAGCAGAAGTTGAAACACTTAAATCACAACTAGGAGAATAAAATGACAACAGTATCAGAAGTACTAACAGCAGCAACCGATAGTGTAACGCTTATTAATGACATTAACACTAAAGGTGCTAATTCAATATACGCAGGAGCATCTAATGACATAGAAGGAAATGTAGTAGCTTCTACATGGACTCAAGCAGAGATAAATGAAACCGTACAACGTAACGTTGACCACATCGAACTTATCTTGGCTTATGAACCTGTAGACGAAGATGATGATATGCCTGACGTGGTAGGAGACTCATCAGATAAGTCTAGCTATACAGATGCGATTGCTACAGGAAAAGCGTATATTGCAGCTAACTAGTTTATAATAATACTAGCAAAATATTAGGAGAAAAATTATGCAAGATGGCGAAGGAAAAGTAACACTAGACGGAAAAGAGCTAGAGGTTAAAGACTTCAATGAGCAACAACTGTATTTATACAGACAAATTGTTGATTTAAAAAATAAACAGGGTCGTCTTAATTTTGAGATGGATCAAGTTAATGCTTCTTACAATACGTTCGAGCAAGCTTTTAAACAATCTTTTGAAGACCCTACTGAGGAAAAATAATTATGAAAAATATTTCATTTATATTAATTGGCTTATTTGC